ATGGACTGATTTGTTGTAAGAACGGATGCGGTTATTGGAACAGAGATGTGAATGGTGCTACAAATATTTATAAGATTGCTTATAATGCGATAAATAATAAAGAAAGACCAAATTATTTATCAAGAAGCAAGAATTTATCAACTGGTTTAGACGAACCAGTAAAATCAAAATTTACACGCTCTGTGAAGGGCAAACCTTGAATTATTTATTTTGAAACAACTTAAAGTTGTCCCATTATAAATCTTCAAGGGTGTAAAATATGAGTGAACCACGTGACGTTGCTATAGTTTGTATGCAAATATTAAAAATAATACCTGAAACCGAAATTGAATTATTGAATGATTTACGGAATTTTCAGGAAACTCTATGGAACCAAGCTCCAGAATTAAGAAAGGCTGCTAATTTTTGGAAACCCTTTATACATTTATTAAATAATAATATAACAAATATTGATAATGAATGGAAACTTAAAGTATTACACCTTTGCACATTTAAAACGCCCATTTTAGAGGACAAAAAATATGCAAAAATGTAAAATCAATAGTAGGAATTTCACCTACGATGGTCTAACTTTTTCCTGTTCTTCTTTAATGGGCGTTTTAAATGTGCAAAGGTGTAAAAATAATAAATAATTAATCTCTATCCAATTCAACGTTAGACCCATATCCTTTAATGGATAAATATATTTATCCACAAATAGAGATTAAAAACATTTTATTTTATTAAATAATGAGTGATCTAGATTTAGCAGAACTTTTTAATAAATACGGTAGCGATAAAGACCGCAATGGATATTCACATATATATTCAATATTATTTGATAATATAAAAAACAATAAAATGAATATATTAGAAATAGGTATTGGTACTATGATACCAAATGTATATTCAAGCATGAAGGGATATATGCCTGATAATTATTTACCAGGTGCATCATTGAGGGCATGGAATGATTATTTTATTAATAGTAGAATATATGGATTTGATATTCAAGAAGATACACAATTTAAAGAAAATAGAATAGAGACAAGTATTTGTGATTCTACCAACAAGGAAAGCGTTAATAGTTTAATGGGAAAATTAAATATTGAATTTGATATTATAATAGATGATGGTTGGCATTGGGATGAAGCTCAAAGAAAAACATTAGTTAATTTCTTTCCTTATTTAAAAGAGGGGGGAATTTACATAATCGAAGATATTTATCCAGGAAGTAATCTAACAAAGTCTCCTACTGAAATTAAAGATATTATTGGAAACTATGAGCATTTTTTTTTAGGTTTACAGAACAACCAGTGTGTTATTAGAAAAAAAAGAATAAATACAATCGGTTATTGTTAAGGTCTATCCGTGTTTTTGTATCCATACATTCTTTGCGGATACAAAAGACATGATAACCCATATCCTATTCGTGCATAAATACATTTATGCACGAATAGAGATTAAGGTCTATCAAATAATGATTTAATAAAAAATATAATGACTGTCATAAACATAATCACGTCAATATCATTCATTGCCCTACTAATATTTCTTGGAAGAATTCTTAGAATTTCTTTTAAAAATCTGACAATTTGATGTCGATTTAAATTATCTTCAAGTAATTCTTGTCCATTTGGCATACGTGCGTGCCCATGTAATAAATGTTGCATTTGTATAAGTTGTTCCATTTCGTCATTCAACTGTTCACGTAGAGGATCAAAGCCACGTTGCATATTTTCATTATTGTCTACAAATACATGAGGTGCATTATTAGCATTATTACCTTGTGGACATGGAAATTCTCCTGCAAGACGTTTACAAGTTGGACAAACAATCTGTCCATTTATGCAACTGTTTCGAGTTTTTATAGAGTAATTAGCTATACAATTACGATGAAAATTATGAGGGTGATTACCCTGATGTAAAACAATATAGTCATTCGGGTCTTTAAAATCTTCAAGACAAATAGGACATTCATCATATTCTCCTTTCGGAAAACCTTGAGGATATGCTCCACCAAAAAAGACCATGTTTCTTTTACTATTGTTTTTTTTACTTTTTTTACTCTTTTTACTTTTTTTATGACGTTTGTTCTTATGTGTCTTATTTTTATAACCTCCCGATTGGCTTCCACCAGATTTTTTTTTACATTTATTTTTAAAATAATCGGTAATATCTTTAGAATCACCAGTTTTTAAATAACTACTTAATAATTTTTCTAAATCATTGGTATCCAATAATGGACAGTATATTTTTCCTAAAATTGACCTAACTTGTTCATCCTTTTCTATTTTTTGTAATATTTTTGAATAAATAGTCATTAGTTTAAATTTTTCAAGATCATCTAACTTATCTATTTTTAAGTGTTTTTCTTCACTATTATAAATTAACTCTTTAATTATAGGAATAGATTTCTCCAAATATTCTTTAAGATTTTTCATTATAATATATATATATAAATTTATTTGTAACATACAATTCCATGGATAACCCATATCCTATTTGTGCATAAATACATTTATGCACAAATAGAGATTAATTGTAATATACAATTAATTATACTAAATAAATCATTTAGTAAATTTTATATTTTCTTTATATACTATATAATGTCTGACATTATGAATTATTTATTCGGGCCTATTGGCGAAGAATATTGCCTATGGTTTTATATTCTTTCAATTTTTAATTTTGTTTATCTTGTGTTGTTTTTGATACCTGCTATATATATTGGTGTAACTAAAAAAGTTTCGGGTATGTATTGGATTAAAGTATTTGCAGCTTCTCTCTATGTTTTTGCTTTCTATTTCCAAAATCGTTTATTACATAATATGTGTGTGGTTAAAAAATGAGGGGAACCTAGGTTCCCCTCAGACCCCTCCTATAAAATAAATTACTTTAGATTGTGGGGATAAAGGATAGTAAATATTTCTTCGCACTTTAAGATCTGAAGCAACGCAGTTACTCAGACCCCTACTATAAAATAAATTACTTTAGATTGTGGGGATCAAGGATACTAAATATTTCTTCGCACTTTAAGATCTGAAGCAACGCAGTTACTCAGACCCCTACTATAAAATAAATTACTTTATACTATTCTTCGTAAAAAATGAAAATTTGATTTCTTATATATAATATAACTCCCCAATGGATATTTTATATTATAGTAACTATTGTAAACATTGTCAGAAATTATTACAAACTTTAGTAAAAGCAAATATGTCAAACAAAATTAGTTTTATATGTATAGACAAACGAATTGTTGACCCTAATACAAATCAAACATATATAGTTTTAGAAAATTCAAGCCGGGTTATTATGCCACCAAATCTTAATAGTGTTCCCGCATTATTATTAATTAAACAAAATTATAAATTATTATTGGGCGATGACATATTAAAACATTATCACCCAGAAATGAAAGCTTTAAATCAAAAGGCAACAAATAATAATGGTGAACCTATGGCATTTCCATTAATAGCATCTAATGGTGGTACTAATATTGTTTCTGAACAATATACTATGTATAATATGACACCTGATGAATTAAGTGCCAAGGGGCGTGGTGGTAATCGTCAAATGTATAATTATGTATCAGCTGGTGATGATATAAAATTTATCGAAACCCCTGCTGATAATTATCGTCCAGATAAGTTATCTAACAGCGTTACAATAGATACTTTACAACAACAAAGAATGGATGAAGTTGCAAAGATAGTTCCCAAGCAACCATTCTTATAAGGGAAGGGAACCTAGGTTCCCTTCAAAACCCTCCTAATAGTTTTAAGGTCTATCCAAGTTTTTGTATCCATACATTCTTTGCGGATACAAAAGACTATTTATGCGTCGTCTTCCACAATAACCAAATTCTTTTTGGGTTTCACTACTTTTATTGTCCTTGTTGCTGGGTTCACGCTAATTTTTGCTGTCGGTTTTACTTCCACTACCTGATTTTCTATTTTGTCTTCTTCCACTATTTCATTTGACGAAGGATTTTTTATTTGGTTTATTTCTTGGCTTGTTAATCCTATCAACTTATAAAACTCGTCTTCTGTAATTTTCGCAATTCCTAACTTGCGAATATCTGGAAGATAATTACAAACCTCTTTTTCTAAAAACGACATTCGGTATTTTGTATAATCGCAAATAATTTCAGATATTCCAAAGTTCATAATTTTTAAAATTATTTCCAAATTATCCCCTAAAATGTAAAACTTTTCTGTTCCAGTAATACTCAATTTTCCTTCATCAATAAACGCCCCCTTAAATCCTCTTTTGTTAGCAATAATAAGTTTGCGTTTATTTGCGTCTGGGTGTTGTTCGGTTGCTTTTTTTACCAAAATGCCTTCATTTAATGTATATGTATCAACCGCCCACATATCTTCTAATGTATATTCGGTTGGTATTTTTGCCTTTGTTCCAGATGATTTTATAGTTTTTGTTTTGTATTCCAAACTACAATTATATTTTTCTATAAATTGAATGAGTTTGTCAAATATACTATGGAACGCTAATGGAATAGAATAGTTTTTATTGAGATATTCAAATGATGTTGTTGTGAGTTTCTTTCGTTTGATTTCACTAACAATCTCTGTTTTTTTATTTTGTGCATTAAGTGTGTTTTGTAATACATAAAACGAAATAGGAATATCGGCATTAATCATACCCTTTGATTGCGAGTCATCCCACAATTTCAACCAAACAATATGTTTCTCCAACATCTTGTTATGTAATGAATGAGTTTTCTTCAACCAACTTAAAGGATTAATAAATGCTAAAAATCCATCTGGTTTCAACCATTCAAACGATTTTTCAATAAACTTCGTCCAGATTGTTTCGTTTTTATCTCCCAAATGCTTTCCAGTATGAGAACGAATGCCTCCTTTGTTGTATGGCGGATTTCCTAAAATTACATCAAAACTATTGAGAGCAAATCCCCATTCACTAACAATATTCAACTCTAATGTATCGCCTTCATAAAGGTTCAATTTGAATTGGTTATTCACATTAAATATTTGATGACAAATAAACACATTTTTCTTGTTTAATTCACTCATATATAACATATTTTCTATAATGTGTTTTTTGCGTTCTTCGTCATTTGGTATTTGCGATTTTAATCCTTCCATCAGTTTCAAATAAACCGCTACTGGAAAATTACCCATACCAGATGCTGGGTCAAACCACTTAAAATCTTTTTCCGTGAATATACTTCTTCCATGTTCCTTAATATAGTGTTTATCCAAATTATCTAACTTTTCAAATATCAAAGCCATAGGCGTAAATACTTCGCCGTTTTCTTGCTTCTCTTTTTGCTTTGGTTTCAAACAACTATCAATTAATTCTAATAATTCTTTGGGCTTATCAATCAAACTTTGTAAAGACATTTTGAATTGGATTGCTATATTATATATAGAAGAGTTCTTCTTAATATATTTTTCAACAATCTTTTCAATCAATTTTATAATTTCATTTTTGTTCCACCAAATAAACGACTGGTCGTTAAATACGCTTAATAACGATGGACTGGTTTTAATAACATTCAACATTTCTAAAATATCCTTATCTTCTGTATTCATAGTTAAAATGCAACTCAATGGAAGAATAAACGGCAATACATCTTTTGTTAAAGAAATATTTGCGTTTTGATTATCTGGTTCGTCTTCTGTTTTTTCTTCTGGTTCATTTTCATAACCTCCTCCTTCTTTTACTATTTCTTTTCCGTCTGGTAATGCTTCATCACTTTCTTCGTCAAATTGAACCTTAACATTTACCTTTTCATTGCCAACCGAACTTGTAAAGTATTGATTTATCATTTTTTGGTCTTTTGTATCCAAATCAATAATGTTCTCCTCAATCTTTCTCAATAATATTTTTAAATTGTTGATTGGGTCTGCTTTCCAAATATGTAGTAATTTTTCTACCAATTTTGTTTTGTTTTCTTTGCTTTCAAATAAATCACTATCAATATTAATCAAATTGTTTTCTACCAAATATGCAATTTTCTGCTCCACATTCAAATCTTTTTTATGTACATTATAATCTAATAACGTATTAAGTACTCTGGAAATATTCAAATCTACAACAAATCCCATTTTTTTTTGTCCGCTGTTTATTTTGTCGTTTTCTGTGTTATTCATGCTTTCTGTCATACAACGATACATCATTTGTATAATTTTATCACTTGACACAATATCGTTAAACAGAAACACAATATCAACAAATGGTAATGTAATTCCCAAAGTTAATTGATTACCAGCTAACAAAATCAACCCATCTTTCCTATCTTCTTTTGCCTTAAATTCCCAGTTTTTGATTTCCTCTTTGATGTCTTTTAGTTTGTATTCTTTTTTTGAATTGACTATTTTTATTTCGTAATTTTTTAAGATGCTATTTTTTAACATTCTATCCTTCAAATGTTCGCTAACTTTGTTAATCCTCATATTAATTCCAAAAGGTAAGAACCATAATTGACTTGTAAAATCGCCATTATTCAATTTGGTTCTGCTATTAGATTTTATACATTTTTGTTTTATTCTACCAAATATAGATAAATCTTTTTTAGGGTAATCTTCCTCTTTGTTGCTTCCAGTAATGTATGCCAACATAGTATCAACCTCACTTGGAAAGTTGCCACTTAAAAGGGTGCTATTTGAAAATCCATAAGAAGTATCTTTAATTCGTTCCTTAATGACTTCGTATCGTTTTCTATCCATTATATTTGTGATTAGTTCCAAATCTGGCATTTTATCATATATACTCAACTTGGTTTCTTTATTCGCTTCGGTTAAGAATAATACTACATCTTCGCCATGTTTTTCTACCAATCCTTGAATATTTCTTTTTTTACATAGTTGTTCGTCTTCAATATCCCAATAAAACTGACAATCAAAAGGTATATTCCATTCACTTAAAGGTTTCGCATAAGTCGCTGTCAAATATAATTTTATCGTTTTTTGCGATGAGTATGATTGTAAAATATTTTTAGACATTTGTGTTGTTCCGTGAAAGTGGTTCTCGTCAAATACGATAAAATCTAAACCGAGTTGCAGTATTGCTTCCACTTTTTTTTCCAACACATAATCATCTAATAATTGTTTGCTTACAATAATGATATTATTATCTTGTAAAACAATGCTATCAAAATCACACCCCTTTTTTATTTCAACAATATTTATTCCAATAAAGTCCCTAAACTTTCGGAACAAGTCATCTGTAAATTGAGATAAGGTTTCAGTTGGGGCTGGTGTAATAATAAGAGAGTTTAATGATACATATTTTTTATGGTATTTTACAAATAAACCACCAACGCAATATGTCTTTCCAGACCTTGCTTTTGCCCCCAATAATAACTCTTTCTCGCCCTCGTCAATTTTTTCCATTTGTTTAGATGTAATAAAGTCTTGATGAAATCTCAACTCTAACGGTATTTTTGTATTGCAAAATATAGAATTAATCGCATCAATACTAACATCTTGTATAGCGTGTTTTAGATTTTGGAAGTATGGTTCAAAGTCATTTGTATCTAAAATAATAGATACATTATTTTTATAACAATCATTACCTTGATGTGCTGACTTAAATGTATCTAATGTTAGTTGTTTGTTGCTTACAAATAAATAAATCTCGCAGTCTTTATAAATATGTGTTTTATCTTTTATTGCTAAATGAATTTGGGCAATATCATAATCTTCTACACTTAATCCATCGCCAAACTTTGACGAAATAAATATCCATTTGTCAGTTTTTTTATTTTTTAGTGTAATATCACTTTTACCTCCTTTTGCTTTGCTGAAAACCTTCATTTTTTTAACATAATTTTCTAAATCCGCCACTTTTTTTAATTTACACGCAATATTTCCTTCATAATGGTCGTAAATATCATTTGGTAAAATAGAACAAAACCCAAATTTTATAATATAATCACACGTCTTTTCAAATACATGACCTCTTTTAGATTGTGTATCTGCCTTTGTTTTACGATTTACAGATTGTAAAAGTTCCGCAAAAGTATTGCTTTGTTTAATTCGTTCAAATAATTCAATTCCGTTCATTTTGGTTATAATGTATTCAGTATTATACTATCAATATTATTCATTAAAAACAAATCAATTTTTTATAACATCATATAATCAAAAGTAGTGGTTCCCTTTTTTTATAATGTTTAATAAAAATAAATATAAAAAATATTATTCATAATAATAAAGATCAATGACTGATAAGACTACTTTACTCCGAGCATTTAATACACATTTTTTCGATTTGCTTAATGATCTTATAAGTGTATTACCAGAAAATAAAGAAATTCCCTATGCAAAAACATCTTTTGAAACTATTAGAAAGGCAAATCCAACCATTATCATTAAAACCTGGTATAGTTTTGTTTTTTCACCATATAAAAACCTATTCGATAGTGGCGATCTTAACTTTTTTATTGAAAAAGATTATGAATCAGAATTGTCTGGCGTAACTAAATCAGAAGAAATTTTAAAAATGATTGAAAATATAAGAAATCCTATTCGTAATATGGATGAAGCTAATAAACAACATGCACTTAAGTATATTCAAAATTTGTGCAAATTATCTGAACTTTATAATAATCAGTAAATTGTTCTTTGTTCGAGAATAAATATTTATTTATAATCGACTAGGCATTAGACATGTAGCAATAAAATACCCTGGGTAATTTTATCTATGTTTTGGATAAATACATCAAGGGATTTTACATTATCATTTGCCATAGTATCATCATTCAAAAAACGAATTATGTCTAAAATCATTTTTATTTTATCTGATGTCCATACGCTATTTAGCTGAAATACTAGTGGTTCCTTATAAAGTTTAGTTAATTCATCATCACGAAAAATAGATAAGTAATGTTGTTTCACATAGTTATCTATTATTGCATAGTAATAATTAAGACATAAAATAATAACCGAATTTCCTTGATATGTCTCTATTAACCTTATAATTCCTTTTTGTGCACAAATAAACAAATCAACAATTTGCGGTGTTTTATTACGATACTCCTTATTTAAAAATTGGTGACATGCCAATTGAATAGGATTATAAAGATATTGCAAATCATTTCTATTAGTCTTATTAATATATCTACTTATTCCTTGAAAAATGCCTGGCTCTTGAATATGTACTATGTTATCCTTAATTAAAATCTTTGTTCCAACTGATTTGTTACTTAAAATTGCTAATTTAATAATAACAGATAGGGGATCTAATATAGGAATAGGAGAAGGATTTTGTTTTTGTGGTGCAATGGTTGTATTAATTTCCGTATTTGTTTTTGTAATGTCACATTCTTTTTCTGATAAACCAATATTTACATTTTTATCATTGTTATCTTCAGGTGTAACTTTTTCATTTTTTTTGCTCTTTTCCTTAACTGCTATTTTTTTATCTTGAGGAATTTCATTATCATCACATTTATAAAATGGTTTGTTATATCTGTTGCTAAACATATCGTCTAATGATTCTAAATTTTCCATAATATAATACAAAACAAATATTTAACCCCTTTTTGAAATTATTTTACAAAGATCGATTTATGGTTTTTGTAAAACTACTAAAAATTTATTTCTTTTTAGAGGATGTTTTTCTTTTCTTTCCCCCCCTTTTTTTTTTGGATTTTTTAGATTTTTTGCCTCCTTGTGATGTTGCTTGTGATGTTGCTTGTGCTGGTGCTGGTGCGGCTGCTGGTGCTGGTGCGGCTGCTGGTGCTGGTGCGGGTGCTTTTGCTGGTGCTGGTTTAGGTGTAGATTTAAAAAAAGATGTAAAATTAAATAA